TGTAAGGGGGTTACCTTCAACTTCTGTTTCTTGTTTGGTTATTGTAGCTCCACCACCAAGATCCCCTAAAGGGCGATTAGCTTGTAAATTTTGTTCATAAGCTCTTGCTAAAACATCTTGTTGAGTTTCATATACAGGTTTATCCTGTTCATCTACTCCTATTTGTGTAGGTGGCCCCATAGACAACCTACCAGAAGCATCTCTTACAAGACCGGGGTAATTTGGTAATTGCGCCATTATATCTCTTTCACTCTATAAAGTTTAACAACCAGAATCATTATCCTCATTGTTTTTTCTATTTGCTACAGAAAATAAATCTTCTGCTTTTTCTTTGTTTTTTAACGTTTCTACTTCTTTTAAGACAAGAGCTAACTTAGCTTTTAAATTTGCATTGGCTGCTAATACACTATTTCTTTGATTGACTAAAATATCTACAAGTTCTTGTGTCGAGTTTAATTCTTTATCCATCTTTTTTTGTTCCTTTCTTTTTAATAAAAACACTCCACAATCTTGCTATCAATAATATAGAACCACCTATTAACATAAATAGTTGTAAACTTTGCTCTACCCATTGCAACCATATTGGTGTTGTTACCATACCTGTTGCAATAGCTGTATCTATTATTAGTTTTGGATCTGGAGAAGACATATATATTATACCTGTTTTTTAATTAAAAGTCAAGTTATTTTTACCGTTTAAGTAAAGGATTATTTAGTGCATCTCTTAGTTTCTTATCTTGTCTTTTTTCAAATGTATCTAACTTTGAATCTATACCATTTATCTTAGCATCAAATCTACTAGAAGCTGATTCAGTAATATCACGAATATTTTTTTCTGCTTGTCGTAGTGCAGATCGTGTTTCTGCATCTAAAGCTCTTGACCTACGATCTACAGAGGATATACCTTCATATAGTTTAGTAGCATCAGCACGTACATCTTGACGTGTATCTCGTACAATATCCTGTACTTCTCCAACACGCACACGTACAGCATCCATTTGTTTTGTTACTGTATTCATTGTTTTGTTCATTACAGCTAGTTTCTTGTCAAAACCACTTAGGTCGGGGGCCGTATAGCTTTCTATCTTTTCACGCATGTCCATATAATCTTTGTAAAATTCAAAAGCCCCATACAAACCGCCTACAAACGTAGACAGGCCCATGACCACAGCTAACATTTTGCCGCCTTTAAATTTTACGCCGCCAACCTCTACTTCAGCCATTATTTACTCCACTGACTTTCTATAAGTTCGTTGTGCAGACCATTAGACTGACCAAAGACTTGGTAATTTTGCATACGATCAATCATGCTAGGGCCATCAGGAATAGTAGAACTTGTAAAAAAATTAGGAACATCAGGAATAGTTGTTCCTTTAAATATACTTTTATTGTTAGCGATCATTCCCATTGCAACAAGTGTAACAGTCTGGGCCGTATTTCCATATTTTTGACTAGGTGCAATGTTGTCAACTACTGTTTGAGCAGCAGTTGCTGGAGTTACAACAACAGGAACAGAAACTGCTGTTGTAGATGTTGTAGCAACAGTCTTTCGTGCTGTTTTTCCTTTTGTTTTCTGAGGCCGTCCTTTTGAAACTGTTTTAGGTGCAGACTGTGGTTCAGAAGGGCTGGGTTCAGAAACAGATTGAGAAGTAGGTTCAGGAGTAGGTTCTATAGTATTTTCTATTTGAGATTCTGCTTGTTGAGTTTCTGCCTGTTGAGTTTCAGATTGTTGGACAACAGGAGTAATTGTTGGTGCTGCAGGTGCTACAGGCTCGATAACAGGTGTCTGTATTGTTGTTTCAACAGTGGTTTCTGCTGTGCTTGTTGGTGCAGAAATAGTAACAGGAGCAGGAGTAGGAGAAGGTTCTACAGGTTGTACTGAAGCTACGCTAGTATATGTTTCAAGTACAGGAACAGTTGTTATTGATACTGTAGAAATAGGAACAACATCTGTCGTTACTGTTGATGCATCCATAATATCATTGTGGGTTTGGGTTTCTATAACATCATTTATTACTGTTGCTGTATCCTCAATCACCAACGCTGTCTGGTAGTCTATTGTAAGGCTAGGGTTAGAAAACTGTGGGCCGTAAAATCCAGATGGATACCCTGCATCTATGCCGTATAATTCTAATATTCCTGTTAAAACACCATAGCTGTTTGTTGCAACTGTATCTGCATAGTTGAAGTTTTTTAACCCTGTCCAGTTTAATTCTTCTTGGTGTACAAAAGTTTCTACTGCAGTATTTCCATCTTTTAATGTGATAGTAAGTTTAAATATATCTCGGCAGTCTCCTGATTGCATTACACCATTTGCACACGTAGATAACCTGCTGTTTGAAGAGTGGCTGTCAATTGTTATTCCACTATTTAAAGTAAACCCTTGCCTAACTTCATCTTTAGTTAACGGAACATTAAAATTTGAAGTATATGTTCCTCCACCGCCATTTGTTCCACTTGTACAATATTCTCCAGAACTACACCCATGCCCCTGTCCTACAGACGTACTTCCTGAACGTGTAAAATCACTCATGCCCGGAACAAGGTTTGAAGTTGTAAGATCTTCTGCTTTATTAGGTGTACACAACATAAGCGAACCTAACGCTATAGTAAATATACAAAGAAAACACTTCATTAGTCGTTAACCTCTTCAAAAGGATTATAAATTGTATCCTGTTGATTTAATTTTTCTTGCTTTTTTTCTTCTGCTTCTTCTTTTGCAATTCGTTCAGCTTGTGCCTTTTTAAGTGCTACTTTACGAATTTTTGTACCTTTAGGAGAGGCTGTTGGATTTTTTAACCATGCTTGTTTAGCTTGTGTTCCAATCTTACCTTGGTAGGGACAGGGTGTACCTGCCTCAAACATAGCGTCAAACACTCTTGCATCTTGGCACAGAAGACTTACACCAGCCACTTTTAATCCCATTCCATACAGACTACGTGCTAACTTTAAACGTTCACAATTTTTATCGCGTACTGTAGTTCCAACTGCTGCACCAAATACTGAAGTCTGTACAGCAGAACTTATTCCCGATACACATACATCAGAGTTGTTAACTACAACGGAAGGCGCAGATGCTGTAGATGGAGCTTTATCTATTACTGTACTTCCTGTCGTATTACTGGATACTGTATTTGATGCAGTTGTGTTACTTACTGTATTAGAAGAAGAACTAACAGTATTAGAACTACTGCTTATAGTGTTGCTAGTAGTTGTATTAGTTACAGTATCTGTTGCATATATAGGAATTGGAAACAATGTAAAAGAAATAGCCAATAATCCTAGTACAAATTTCTTTATCAAAATTATACTTCCTTTTTTAAGCTAAACTTTCTTTTTCTACAGTATCTTTAAAGTTTGTTTTAACAGTATTTGTCCACAAAGCATTAGCTATTGACTGTACTGATGCATCTTCTCCGCTTATATCTGTATCTGTATGTGTCCAACTACTATCAGAATTTTTAACAGATGAATAAGGAACAATAGAATGTCTACAAGGTGTTCTTGAAATTTCAACACCATCTTCTTTAACAATAGTATCTACTCTTACAGATATTGCTCCGCTAGTTGGATTTGAATCAATTTGAAAAATTTCAGTTTCTTTTGTAATAGCCATATTATTATTTCCTAAGTTTGATATAAACCACTAAAGTATAAATATCTTGCTGAACCAGCATTATGTTGTACTTCTGCCCATGCTGCTGCTGTTTTTGATTGGTAGAAAGCTACATCACTTGATTGAAAAAATGGAGATATATTAGCTGTTCCACTCGCTATCGTTGCAATTGTATGGAATGTTACATTACCTGTCATCTGGTTAGCAGGGCTGGGTGTGAAAGGTAATCCTGTAATTCTAATACCCCCAGCAGCCCCTGTAGTATCAACATTTGCAAAAGCAGCATTAACATAAACTACTCTACCTACTTTAGTATAATTACCTGTTACAGTTACAGCACTACTTGGATCTGATGTACTTCCTTCTAATGCTGCAGTCCAAGTGCCTTCTTCATAATCATCTAAAAGATTAGCTGCTGTAGCTGATGTAACTCCTAAGTATATACCTTTATTTGCAGTTCCAAAAAATATGTTGCCACCTGTAACTTCAATATCACTTTGACCTGTTGCAACTTCTAACACTGCGGTGTCGTCATCTCGTTTCAGAGTTATATCGTTTGTCGAGCCTTGCCCAGTAAGAATTAATCCTTCTGCACTTGTGTAACCTATTGCTGCATTATCTCCAGCAGCCGTATCTGAAGTAGCGTTAACTGTACCTCCAGAAATATCCCCGGTTGTTGTAATATTTGATGCGCCATTGTCAATTGCGCCAAAACCACTTGTTATTGAGCCAGTATCTAATGCGCCTGTCGTAACAATATTGCTGCCACCAACATTATGAGATGAAAAATAAGTTGATACAGTATCAACATTTGTCATTCGCATTGTGCCAGCATCATTAATTAAAATACCATCTCCACTAGCCACAGCCGTTGTGCCTCGTGAAGTACCACCATCAATAAGATTTATTTCTGCTGCTGTTGTAGTAACCGCAGTTGACCCCAATGAAAATTGACCATCGGGAACAACAAGCCCTGCATCACCGCCTAAAATTAAATCATCAGCAGAAGCATCCCACAGCATATAAGCACTTGCTGTTGCACCAAATAATTTTACGTCATATCCAGTGTCATCTACACCTACTGTTAAAGTGCCATCTAGCTGTACGTTGCCATCTATATCAACTGCATCTAAATTTGTTGTACCATCTATATCTGCATCTCCAGAAACATCTAAACTTCCAGCATCTAGCTCTCCTGACAACGTAACATTTCTAAATGTACCAATGTCTTTATTTGAATCAACAACTACTCCTAGACTTGCTGTTACTGTCCCTGCAGTTACTGCATCTAAAACATTAAGTTCTGCTGCCGTAGTAGTGACTGCTGTACCCCCTATAAGTAATTTATCTTTTACAATGTCAACCGTAGTTCCTCCAGCGGTAAGAAGCTTGTCTTCACTTTCATCCCACAACAAATAAGCACCGCTTGTTGCTCCAAAAAACTTTACGTCTACTCCTGTATCATCTACACCAAAAGTCGTCGCACCATCAATCTGTACTGTCCCATCTATATCTACAGCATCAAGATTGGTAGTTCCGTCTATATCCGCATCCCCACTTATATCAAGGGAGCCACCGTCTAACTCTCCTGTAAGTGTAATATTACGAAATGATGCTACGTCTTTATTTGCATCTGCAGTAACAGTTTTAGAAGCAACAACTGTCCCTACTGCTGCGCCTGTATCATTATAATTAAGTTCCGCTGTTGTAGCGGTTGCTCCGTCTAATATTTCAAGTTCTGCTTCAGATATTTCTGCTGAACCTATAGTTACAGTTCCTGATATATCTACGTTGCCGTTAATATCAATAGTAGTAGCGGCTATCTGTATTTCTGTATCAGCTACTATATCAAGCTGACCATCTGCACTTGAATTAAGATATATTGCTGTATCTCTGAAGTATAGTTTCTCATCAGAATTTACTAGCGCATCATCTGAAAATTTAAAGTAATCTTCATCTTCCATCCAAGTTAGTACGCCGTCATTTGTTTCACCATCAAACGTAACCGCTATATCTGTTCCTGATGCTCCATTTCCAATGGTAATTGCAGTTCCGAGAAGCTTGGTTACAGGCCCTCCTTCTGCTGTTGTTCCATCATGTGTGTGACCTGTACTTAAATGAAATGATGCGTCAATTGCATTAAACTCAGTGGTAAAATCTGACGCTTCAATTGTTTCGCCATCTACAAAATTAGTAGGGTCTGTTTTGGCATATCCTGTACCCATTACATTCTAGCTCCCGGTGTAAATTCTAGTGAAAATCCTTTTATTGTATATGTTGGATTTGTGCTTGAGTCAGTAAATTTTAAGGCTACTGCAAAGCCTGACCCCTCTACTGATTGCCTATATAGAGGTGGATAAACACTTTCTCCATATGCGGCTGTACCGTATAACGAGGAGCCATACAAAGCTGCTCCTGCTGGGTTTTTTAAATCATAAGATGCAGGTTGTGCAACTGTTACATCATTATAATCATATATAAGAGACATATCTACATCTTCTATAGTTCCTGAAGGATTATAGTTGAGAATTACTCTTTGCATATTTTTTCTAATGCCTACATCTTGCATGTTATAGTCTGCTGTTCTGTATGTACAAGACATAGATGTTCCATCAAAATCATCGCCACTTTCTTGAAGATAAACATAGCCCCCATCATAATCTCCATGCACTACTTTTTCTGCATCAGAAATATATCCAGATGTTGCAATCATAGGCTTAACACCTTTAATATCTGAAAATTCCCAGCCAACATTTCCTGTTGTCAAGTTTCTTTTAATTACTGCAATCAATCCTGTAGAAGCTGCTTCTGTTCCAGAAGTAGTAGGATAATATAATCTATATTGACTTTTGCTTCTTATTATGTGAGAAGATAAATTGTTTAATTGATCTTGAGTTAAACCGTTTAATCTGGGCTGAACCTGCTTAGATATAGTTCCTAATTCAGTATCTCCAATTTTTTCTGTCCCTGCTATAGTTCGCAACCCATCAGGTGCGAGAAAAATAAGGTCACCTGCAATCTCTTGTATAGAAAAGTGAGATAAACAACCTATGTTTCTTGTTACAGGTTTTATTTGAAAATCTGCAGAACTCGACCCACTTAACGAATGGATACTGTTTTTACAGAATATAATTAATTGATCCCTAAAGGGTTTAAGGCTTATTACGTCATCTCCAAATGCAATCTCCCCTGCTCCTGAAGCAGCACTAAAATCGTTTTCAGTAAAAGGTGCAGAAAACTTTACTGCATGTGGAGCATTTGACATACCAGAAAAAAATAAATGACCCTTAAATTCCTGTATTACTTCTGGGGCGGTAGGTTTTGCACCTGCTACAGATGCTGTTATTGTTGTATATGTACTGCCGTCCCAAAAAGCTGCATCATTTACACCGTCTGCCATGCCTATATTTTCTGTGCCATCCCAATTGTAGTTTGTAAATGAGTATCTTTCAGCACTTGTTCTATTTGTTGCAATATTTGTCCAGCCTGATCCTGCAGAATGTTGTACATTTGCTGCTCTTGCTGCAATAACTTTACTGTTTCCATAAAATGCTAGGCCCAGTATTCCTCCTGATCCCGACACTTGATTACTATCAAATTTAGAAAATCCTTTTATTTTAGCGTATCCACCGTTAATATCAGGTTCAAAGTTTTCAAGTGTAATTGCTTCTCCGGGTTGTAGTGCAAAAATACTTTTGTCAAGCACTAAACCTCCATCACAGTTTACAGGAAAAGCGTTGATTGGCATTACACAGCCCTCATATAATCTTTTTGATTTATAAGTTCTGTTTTCATTCTACGAACCCCTGTTTCATAGTCTCTAAGAGAAAACTGTGTGCCTTCATTATTACCTCGTAGCTGATGAACATAGTATTTTACTTTTGCAACAATTACATCGTGATACCTAGATGGTATTTTAGGTTTGTCATCGTATGCGCTTAATTCTGCAGATGAGGTAAAGAAATTAAATAAAACTTCATATTGTGTTTTGTTTGCAATAGGAGTAACACCAAAGGCTATATCATTTCTAACTCGATATACGCACTCAGGCGTACCAAATCCATCATCAGGAGAACTAAGTGCTAAAAATTCATTCTGTCTATATGAAGAATGATACTTTCCATGTCCTGATTGATACTCTTCAAAAGTTTTGTACTGGAGGGGTTTTCCAGTTGAATCTACATCAAAAACTTCTATAAAATCTATATCAAGATTTTGACTTGCTGTATTACTAAAAGAAATAAATGTGTTTTGTGTAGATGCTGTAAATTTTGTAGTTCTTATTTCTCCACCACCTGTATTTGCTATTTGAAACGTAGTAGATAAGTCGGAATCTTTATCACTACTAGATCCTGCAAATACATTAAGTGTTTCAGATGTTGCGCTACTACTTCCTGATGATAGGCGTACCGTTATTCTGTACTCTTTATTTTCTATAGTCGGTATTGCTTGATCTACACAACCGTCATTTAATCGTAGTACACCTGCAGCAAAGTTTTTATTTCCACTAGAGTCTGTGCTAATTGCTGGAGTACCAGATGTGCTAGTTCCTGCAGGATCACTAGTGCGAGTATTCCAATACGACCCTAAAGTTATTGTTTTATCAAACTCTCCTTCAACAATAAGATTTCTAGGTCTTAAAAAGAAACTATCATAGTCTACGTCCATAGTATGAGTTATATTACCAGAAGTTGCTGTAACTGAGGAGTTTGCACCAGTTAAAGTTTCCGATGATTGAAACTCTCCCTCAATAGGTTCTACAAGAACATACTGTTCATCAGAGTGTCCACCATGAGGAGGTACTCTACGAACAATACCTTTAGCAGAAGACGTTCCTCCACTTATATATTCGTTATTTGTAAAAGCCCCACTTACACTAGATACTACTATTTTTACAGGATATTTATATTCTCCTTTTCCACCAAATAGAGTATAACTCGCTGTATTAAATTGCCAAGGCCATTGAATATATTCAGATTCAATATCTCTTATTGCTCTGTTAACATCTTTTTTTATTGTGGTTTGAACACCTCTAGTTCCAGATAGTCCAGCAGCAGATTCTGCAATAGTAGTTTCATTTAAGTCGTATAAAACTGCATTAATTATTTCTGAATAATTCATTTTTCAGTATCTCTATCTTTTTTGTTACTTTTGCTATATGCTGGCATAAAATTTTCTCCTGTTTGAAATAAACAACCTATATCGGGGGCATAAAGAGGAGTAAACACTATAGAAAAAGATCTAGATTTTGGATCTACGTATAGCATAAGTTTTTCACCAGACTCAAAATTTCCTGTTGCAAATAAAACTTCATTAAATTGTACGGTTAATTTATCTTTAACAAATGAAAGAGGGGCGCAAGCAGGTCTTGCATATGCAGATACGCCGCTTAAAAAAACTAACAGTAGTACCAGAAAAAATTTTTTCACGAGACTTTTCCCCAAGTTTTTTTTAAATAATTCTGTATTAAATTTGCTTGTACAGAAAGTTGTTTATCTGTAGAACAGTAATTGGAAACAGCGTATAAGTTTTTTAATATGTATGTTTGTTCGTATGTTATATTCGATGAAAACCAACCTACTATATTTTTTCTTATTCCGCTTTTTATAGGTAAGACTTCATGCGGATATATAATAGGGAAAATTACCATCTCTCCTGCACAAAGTTTTTTGCCATATTTTTCAGAATTATCAAGAGTAAGTACAAATTCTCCACCCTCATATTTGTCTGATAAATTTAAGCTCCAGCCGTAGTCAAAATATATATTTTTTGATTTAGGACGAGCTTTAAATTCGTCTATGTGCAGGTTATAAAAATCTCCTTTTTTATATTCATTATAGAAATTTACAGATACTCTAGTAGGGCAATACACAGAATCACAATAATGATTATCGTATAATTTATCCGTAATTAATTTTCTAACTTTGTCTGAAACAGTAAAAGATTCTTTATTCTGTTTTAGTTTACCATCTGGTTGAGTTACATCACCAGATGCAAATGTTTTTTGTTCGATACCCTTTAAACAAACTTTTATCTCTTCATCATTTAATACTTTTATAAACACATTTTCCTCCATTCAAATCAGTTCATAGCAAAGAGGTGTAGGGTTTTTAAAAAGGAACCCTACAAAACCTTTAGTAACACTACGTACCAGTAGATACAGTAGCTGCTTCTGTAAGTGGGTTGCGTGAGATATCAACCATACAAACATGAATACGGAAACGTAAGGCACTTTCACCAGAGGAACCCCCATCAAGAATAAGAGCATCAATAGTGTCAGCACTGGTTAGAATACGTGCGTTAGAACCAGAGGCTCCAACAGCCGCTTCTAAGAATGGCGAAAAACCAGCCGCACATGCAGAACCGTCAAGAAAACAGTCTACATCGCCACCAGTAAAACCAATGTCCATCGTAATCTGACCATTGCCTCGTGCTTCAAGAACTTCCAAAGCACCTGCAACAATCATCGTATCCGCAGGAACATCAACTAATTCTATGACATCCCCACCTGCACCGCCGTCAGCAGTATCCCATACTTGAGAAGTAATGACGTAAGGTGTAGGCATCCGTGAAGGATGATTAATTGTGCCACCGCCAGAAATAGTGCGATTATAAGTAGCCATAATTCATTCCTCCCTTTAGCTGTAGTCTACAATGCCAAGAACAAGTCCTTCTGGACGAATGACCTTGCGACCATATACGTGCAGACCGCGAACCACATCAGCGAATGAATCAGGGTCACGAATAACTTCTGTCTTAGCAATTGAGTTGGCTGTGGCAACTGCCGAAATATGCCCAGCAAGAATAATATTCTCACCAGAGGCAACGCCACTAAGCGATACCATGTCTGTCGTAGTCGTAGCATCTGCTGACTGACGAAGAGCATTGGATTTATATAGCGTAAAGCCCATAACTTTTTGGGCAGTCAACATGCCGTTACGCATGGGTGACTGTGCATCCCCAGTTACTTGAACTTCAGCAATCTTGGCACCTGCTTTATAAAGAGTTTCATAGAAGCGAGGTGGAGCAACGAACCAGCGATTTTCTTCTGGAACGTCAACTTGGTCAAGATGCCTTGCCATTTTAGCAATGATTTGTACAGCCTCATCACCAGCGTCTGAGCCGTCCATCGTGTGAGGAGTACCTGCAGTACCAAGGGAACTGTCTGTTTCTACAGTGCCAGATGCACCTTTAATACCTGCACTATCAATCATTTCTTGTAGTACATTTTTGTCGTAGTTACGCTTCAAGGAGTATGCACCAGAAGAGGTAGCAAGAGCCTCAAAGTTAACGTGGGATTGCCTCTCTTCAATGTCATCAACCTTGAAGGCAAAGGCTTGGGCCTGATCTACGGTCAGTTGAATTTCATCATCTGCCAAATCCTGTGGAGTAACCACAGCACCACGCGAGTATGCTGAAATGGTAACAGTAGGTTCTTTAATGATGCGAACCGTGTCACCAAAATTCTCAATCTCTCCTGCGTAATCAGTATTAGTAATGTCTTCTACTACTGATGCGCGACGGAAAAATTTAAGAACCTTTTGACTATAGATTTCGGCCTGAAAATTACCGGATGGTAGATTACCATAACCGGCTGATACAGCAACAGCCATAATTCAGTCCTTTCTATATATTAGCCGTTAACGATACGACCCTCCGCATTTGCTTGATCGATCTCGGATTCAAGTTTATCAAACTCATGCGGTTTAAGTTTACGTATCTCTGAAGTAGTCCAAACCCTTTTGTTTTTATTAGAATTTGAAGCAATGTTTACAGGGCTAGTTGTTGTTATTGCCTCTGCAGCTTTACTTAAATCCTGTTTTCTAGGTCTACCTACTTTCTTTTTTGTGCCTGTGTCGGCTTTGTACAAATCCAGAACTCTAGAAGCCCATTGTACATCCTCATTATTGTTGGTGATACCGTCTGCAATACTAGGTGGCTGCTTATCAATCCATTCTTTGAATTGGTCAGACTTCTTAATTTCTGCAAAGTCTGGGTGCAGGGCTAGTAATTCCTGATAAGCACTTTTTACTTTAAGATGTTCTTCTCGTTTAGTAAGCCGTTCAATTTCTCCACGAAGTTCTTGAACTTCCTCGGAACTTTTTTTAGCACTTAAAGTTGCGACTGCATTATATACATCAGGATAACTTTCTTTAAACGATTCTAAGTCAGCATCTTCTTCACTAATTTGTGGTGCAGATTGTCCCTCTACTATAAGGGCTTCTCTTTCTTCTCTCCACTCGTGAAGCTTGCTATCATAGTGTTTCTTTAAATCATCATAACGTTTTTTGTAGTCATGCTCTTCAGTTTTAATCTCTGTTTTAAGAGATATGGTTTCCTCATCATCTTGAGATGTTTCTTGAGTTTCTTCTTGGGTAGCCTTCATTTCGGTTTCTTCAGCGTAAACGCCTTCTTTATATCCTCCACGATAGGGGCCAGTTTTTTGTTCTTTACTTAGTACGTCTTCAGTCATTTTTCCTCCTCGCAGGGCCTCGTAAGGGTAGCTGCTTGTTGGTTAGTATCACAGGGCCATATTATATGGGTGGCTGTGTTTTTTCAGAAGGAGCTATTGCATAACTCGTTCTGGAAACTGTTGAATTTCTCGTGTGTCCATTGTATTTTGAACTTTATCTAAACCGGGGCGCATCCTTGCTTGTTGACCACGAGTTGGTGGTTTTTCTTTTGGTAGTGGTGCGACTACCGCAGGTTTAGGTTTTTCTTTTGGTAGTGGTGCGACTACCGCAGCGTTATAAATTTTATTTGCAAAATCAATTCTTTTTTGTCTGCTGGCATTAGGGTTTTTAGGTCTTTCAAAAATTTCTAAAAATTTATTGGTTATTTGTTTTACATTACCAGTTTTAAAAATATTACGTAAAGATTCTCTGTTACCAAATCCTAAATCAAATGTTTCCCATTTTGGAAAATTAGCTGCTTTTTTATCACTAGTTATATTAATTGTATCTGTCATATATTCTAATTGAGAATCTATAGAGTCTGATTTTTTCATTTCTCGTAAATAATTTTCATAGGCTTTTTTTCTGCCGCCAGTAAATTGAAAAAGACCATATCCTTTGTTTTTTCCTTTTTTATCCTCTATACGTTTATAATCAAAAGTATCATTTTCTCCGTGAATATTTCCCATTATACCTGCAATAGCTTCTTTTCTATATCCTAAATTTTTTAATTTACGGCGTACATTGTTTTGATTTTTAATTATCTGGTCTTGAGAGGGTCTAATCTTTTTTTTTACCTGATTACCTTTATTTAAAGCCTGTACCTGTTGTTGCATAGGCTCTACAGGAGCTTCTTCTTCAGCTATTCTCTCTTCTGTTTCTTTTTCACCACGTTTATTAATCTTTTCTAATAAGTCTAAACCTATCTCTTTAACAAGAATAGGTGGCAGATAATACTCACCATTGCTTACAGCTATATCTGTATCGCCTTCTACCTGTGCAGCAGGACTTTTTAATTGTTCTAAATTAATTTCTACGCCTTTTTTACGTAGAGACTCTATATTAGGTTTAAGAATACGCTCTTCAAAATCACGTACTCCAACTCGTTCTATAGCTGCAGCATTTACTACGTATGCCCCTTCTTCTGCATCCATTGGAACATCATCTGCAACACCTGTTTCAGAGGCTCCTTCTTGCATTATAGGGCCAGCAACTGCATCTACTGGTAAAACTTCAGCTAGAACATCTTCAGTTGGGGCAGGTGCAACAACTTGATCGCCTACTGCTAACTGTTGCATCTGTTGTTCTATTGGTGACTGTATAGGTGTTTCTTCTTCTACAGGAGTTTCTTCTACAGGAGTTTCTTCTACAGGAGTTTCTTCTACAGGAGTTTCTTCTACAGGAGTTTCGTCAAGAGAAGCTTCTATAGATTCATCTACTAACTCTTCACTTATTATAATGTCAACACCAAGAACTTTTGCAAAACTACGCAATTCCTCTGCGCCTATTTCTTGTATAACACTAATTACATTTTGTTGATCTATCTCAGAAAGATTTTGTAAGTTAGCATTAAATTGTTGTTCTGTTATTTCCATTTTTATTCATCTCCTACATCGTCACCAATATCGTCGCCAATATCAACATCTTCTCCAGTTGGTTCATCCATACTAGTTTCATCTGAACTCATATCTGTTCCAGCCACACCTGTTTGAGCCGATGTGTCTACAGAACCATCGGGATCACCGCGATCACCAACGTTATCTCCCTCTCCAGTATCTGGATCAAAACCTGTCGTATAACCGGGGCCAGTTTGATTAGGATCGTATGCTTCTGCTGGCCCTGTAGGTTCATCTACTTCAAAACTCGGATCTAAAAATCCACTACCTGTAGCAAAAAGATCAAAATCACCTGCAGTATCTACACTTCCTTGCATTGATACAGCCGTTTGTTTTTCAGGGGTATTAGCTAAAAAACCAAAAGATTGTGCAACAGCCAAGGGGCTTAAACTAGCAATTTTTGCATCGCTGAGATAACCAGCAGCAATACCTGTTTCAATACTTAAATCTGTAGTATCAACCCCATATAAATTTTCAAACACAGCATTAATTTCAGCCATAGTACTTTGATTAATGTCTTTAACATTTTCACTAATTCTTTCTGCCATTAGTTTACTAGGATCTACTTTCATAGCATCTCTAATATCTCTTGCTATCCCAAGAGAAACTGCTGTTTCTGCAAGAGACTTTTTACTAGCGTCTAATAAATCTTCTTCGTATTCTAAATCAGGATAATTTTGTACAACTGATGCTTTTGCAAAATCGTTTAATGTTAAATCTTCTATAGACCCTGTTAATTGAGACAAATCATATTGATTATTAAAATTTGCTATTTCAGAGCCATATTGCTCAGTATAATCATTTGTAAAATTTACATCTATAAAAGATTTTCCTTCGGGAGTAGCATAACCAGTTACTCCTCCTGAGTATGATATACCATTAAGACTAAAAGCATCACTCATTTGCTGCGCCCTTACAGATATTTCATCTGTAAATCCAGTAGCTTGCATTAACCCTTGTGCCGCTGAAAATACACCGCCAATAGGCGTTCCTCTTACCAACGACCCCACCAATGAACCTGTAGATAATCTCCCTGTTTCATCAAAAACATAGCTAACAGAGCCAGAAGGAAGATCAAAAGATCTTGTATGAGGATTTTGAGTTCCATATTCTAACTGCCTTCCGTAAGCTTCAATAGCCCCTTTTGGATTTGTAACTACACTAACAACACCCTGTAGCCCTTCTTCTAAATTTTTTCCTGCATTTGATATAAAATTTTCTAATCCTGATGTTGCTGTTGCAAAACTTGAATATCTAGAGGCTAACTGGGCTACATTTGTAACAGCATTTATAGCATTAACCGCATCAATCGGATTATTTATATTAAAAGTATCCATGTATGAATTATAAGAAGGTATTCCTAAAGAACTTAAAGCCATACTTGAAAGGTCTGCACCTCTTGAATACGCATTAATCATTCCGGGTAGTGATGATGTAAGACTTAAAGCAGCATTTTGAGAGTAAGAAGGCATAGAAGTAAATTCTTCATAGGCTGCGCTAGAAGCTACAGGAGTATCTTCTACTCCTGATTCTGCAGCACCAGTACCCCCAAAGTAATTTTCAAACTGGTTAAACGGACTGTCTCCTCCATCATCAACCGTTGTAACCGAGGTGTTTTGTGAAACAGGTTGTGTATTAAAAGATGCTAGAGTCTGTGAATCTGTTTCATTAATTCTTTCAGATATAGAGTTTTTAAAATTATTTATACTATTAGCATTACCATAATTTAATCCGTCTAAAAGATCTGAAAAATATTCTTCAGTAGAAAGAGTAGCAGTTGAACTTTGCACAGATGGGCTAGTAGTCTTTTTTTTCTTTTGTCCTAATGGTTCTATCTCTAGTGCGCTAGATACTCCCCCTCTTACATCTATGGTTGCATCAGGTATTTGCTCCATAGTTACAGGTTTAGCCCCTGTTGTTCTTGAAGAAGCTAGTGTATCTTGTATTTGTTGTAAGCTAGTTGCCACTCTTTACATATACCTTTTGTTGTTCGTTAACTTCATTCTTGAGGGATAGGAGGTGGTTGATTACCTGCACCCTGCCCTGTAGCTTCCGCATCTCTAAGTCCGATTGTTCCTGCACCAGCTTGTCCTTGTCCCTGTCCCTCAGTTCCTTGAGGTAATCCTCCAGACTGTCCCACGCTGGGGGCTGGTTGACCAGTGGGAGAAGCTTCTGGCATGTTTCCTTGTCCAGCATTTAATCCTCTCAATATCTCTGCAAATATTTGTGCATCGTTAATGTCGTTAACGAGTAAGTCAGGATCGATGTCCTGTGCAATTGCTAACTCTCTTACAAGATTTGGAATCTTGATAAATGGAGCAAGCATTGGGTTTGCCACTGTTTGTAGTAATGCAGTTAATCTTTGACTGCGAACTTCTTTTTGCATTACTGCAGAAGTTCCTTGTGGCTTAATCTCCAGATCTCCCTTTATTTCAGGACGTTTATCATTAAATTGCATATTCCATAGAAACATGGATTCGCCCATTGGTTTTAGTAAAAAATCGTCTATATTTTTTATAACTGTTTTAATACTTAAATTAGCACCACCCATCAACATGCTAAGTCCAGCAGCAGTACGTCCTGTACCAGATACGCCTGTTTGACCATGCATAATACTAGGTAGTCCTGTCTCCTCATCTGCAAGTTGCCGCGCAGCCTGATACATCTGAATATTTTCAGGGGCTGTATTTGGAAACTTAACAGCGTTAATAGAAGTACCGGGATTACCCGATTGCCTTCTAAACACCTTACCGGGGTATATGTCGTAGTTCTGACCGGGTACAAGAGAAGCCTCATCTACATCAAATACTACGTTTCCTGCAAGTGCTAAGTTATCAATAGCCATACGTATGTGACCATTCATAAGTAACTGAGCATCTTCCATATTTTCTGGAATACCTACACCAAATAACTGATATGGATTAATTTCATATGGAACAGAAAAATAAGGTATTCTATAAGGTACAAAAGGGTTCATTACAACACGTAATACTTGATTACCACATACCCATACGTTAACAGGTATTTCTGTTAAATCATCCATGTCCATAGGTATGCCCATGTCTTGAACAAGATGAGAATCTAAATTACCCCAAAACTCCAGTATTTCGTACCTATCATTGTTTTGATGTGCCTCTAAATTTTCACTACGAATAGTATCTTCAAAATATTTATCATCATAGTTAGGCCCCATATCAAGACATGCAGCAACAGCTTCTGGATTAAAGAAAGGTTTGTCCATAAGATCACGAACTTGAGATCTGTTTAATCTGTGCCGTTGAATAATATAAGAACAGTCATCAATACTAGTTGCAGCAGGATCAGGATAAAAACTCCAACATGAAACAGACTCTATTTTAGGAACAACTTTCTGTTCTGGAGAATAATTATCTTCTTCATCCCAACGATGTAATGTTTTACTTTCGTTAAGTGGCCCTTTAACAATACCTGTTCCTAACAAAGCACATTCAAATATTGAATGTCGCAATACATTGGAAGCATTGTTTTCGTGCAACTGATCGTGTATAGTTTTTTCCATAAGCCTAGCAGTTTCCCTAGAAGGACTTATCTGCGGCTCACCAAGTCTAGAAGGGCCTTCTTCTAAGTTTGCACCCTCATACTTCTGCTGTAATCCCCCAAGAGGAGAAGCTTCTGTAGCTCCGGGTTCAAATTCACGCCCATCCCCCGGAAAACCGTATGGATCTTGCATAGGTTCTTCTTGAGGAATATCTGGTGTTGTTTTAAGATGTGCAAACTCTGCAACACCTTCTGGTACAGGAGTACCCTCAACAACTATGGGAAATCTTTTATTTGCAAACAAAACATCGATTATTTGACCATAAGCTGCTAAAACTTTAGTTTTTGTTATTTTTAAAAATACTCTGCTTTTTTCAGACTCTCTAAATTGAGTAGTTGAATCGTAGATGCCTCTAAAGTTTTTATATGCTTTTAGCCACCGTTGTTCATGTTGATAACGACCAGTTTCTGCATCTTCAAATTTAGATCTTACAGTTCCTGCTATATTTGTGGATGCTTCATCAACAATAGCTACTGCTGGAGTGTCACCTAATGGTGTATCGGTCATAAAATCTTCCTAAAAAAATTTAGTAGTCTTTTTGGTCTGCCATTGCAAATACGGCTGGATCAACTTTATTATCAGGATTTGCTTTGCGGCCCATGTCTACTTGAAGTTCATCTCTGTCCATAGGGCCAGCAATAACTGCATCGTGTTTTTCACGATGTAAAACACCATCAGGAACAGGGCTAAGTTCGCCTTGTTTATTCATAAGTTTGTCAAAATATTCTTTTCCGTATGTGTACATATGTACCTCCTTTTTTAATTTTATTCTATGTTCATAAATGTAGGGTTACTATTCTTAGGTAGTTTTTCTTTAGGCTTTTGTCTTCTTTTTACATATCGATCTTTTTCTTTAACAGGCCCTACATACTTAAAGAAAAACGCCTTTTGATCGATATTAATAGCCGAACACACTATCAAAAGCTTTAGGTTTATTTTCTTTCATCTTATTCATCATACTATTTATAGTTAGATGCCCTCTCGCTCTTGTCATGCACATATACCTCAGTGCATCATAGGCATGGTCATCTGATTTTGTATCTACATCTTCAGGATTAGTTTTAGATAATGGTATACTAGATAGTGTTCTTATAAGGTTAGTGCAAGTAGAAAGTATTTTTACTCTTGGTTCCCCTGTTAATTCATCTACTTGTAACCGTCTGTGAAGCTCCATCTTTCCTGCTATTCTATTACGATCTGAAGGTGTCCATCTTACACCACCTCTAATCATTGTTTCAGCTATAGAAGGCCCTGTGCCTGTGCGGTTCCAGCAAGAAGCGTCAAGAACAGTATAGTACATAGTAGGATCATCTCCTTCTAGTGCAACAATGGTATTTGCAAGATTTTGTGCAGTTTGTCCTTTTGCGTAGTATTCTCTGTATATCCAAAGAACGTCATCCCAATCTACTGCACCCCATAAAACACAAGAGGGAGCAGAATATCCATAATCTGCGGCTCGTACACGTAACCAGTTAGTTGGTATCTGTATTTGCGAGGCATCTACAACATGTATGTTACGCGAAAATTCGGGAAATGCCGCCCCCTCTGCAACATCCCAATCCCCATCAAGAAGTCTTCTTCTTTCCACCTCTGGGAGCGACCTCAACATGGCCTCATATTCACCACTTTGAGCGAGGTAGGGGTTGTCTGTAAGCCGTGCTGGAATAAACTTGCGAAGAAACAGCGGCTCACCTGCTTTTCCGTTAGTTGCTGTACTAGGCCAGAGCAAAGGTTTACCTGACTCTATATCTGTCGCTGCAAACGGAGTGCTTTCGGGAGCAGGGTCTATATACATTTTCTTAACCCACCAACCCCCAACTCCTCCGGGGTTTCCTGTGCAGCGCATATATGCTTGTATATCTGGATCAGTTGTTCTTAACCTTGATCTTAGATACTCCCACACATAAGGTGTAGGGTAATGCGTTATCTCGTCTATTCCAATCCACGTAAAAGATTGACCTTGATATCTTGTTACGTCTTTATCTTTATCTAGATACGAAAACCATGCAGTTGCTCCTGATGGAAACTGCCACATGGATTTTGCTTCTTTAAATACAGCACCGGGAAAAGCTTTTGGGTACAGATCCCGACTTTTGTTAATAAGTTCTGTAAGTTCGTCAAGAGTTCTGCGAATAAGCAGCGCACGGTGACTAGAATTACCGCAGTAACGAAGAAGATCAGCAAGAAGGGCAAAAGACTTACCACCACCAGCGGCTCCACCGTAAAATACATCTCTTTCAGGCGAAGCAAGAAAGTCTGTCTGGGGGCCGTTATTGGGCTTAAAAATAACTTCTGCTTCATCTTCTACCAATTCTTTTACAGAGGTTGGTACTTGTTCGAGTACATTTTCTTCTATAACTTTTGAACCATTCTTATTGTATATAGCATTTTCAACAGTTTTTAAACTTTGTTGTGCTTTTTTTACGGAAGTTCTTGCAGCATTTAATTTTTTAGAATGGTTATTCGCACGTTTTTTAGCAGCCCTGACTTTTCTTTGAGAGTCCCTCCGGGCCTTAACTCTTCTTGAAACATTGTAATTACCCTTTTCACCTTCCTCAAGTTTAGGACGGCCTCTTTTTCTTTTTACTGGTTCTTCTATAGGGTCTGTCATTTCTTTTGAAGGTTCTCGTAAGCTTTCTTAATTTCTTCTATTGTTCTCTTACACCCTGTACAGGTATTAGTTTTTAAATCTAAGTGGCACTTATTTTTACAGGGCATATATAATTACTATTTAAGTTTAGGTTTTCTAGAAGAGTTAGAATATTTTTTAATTTGACCACCTTTTGCAAATTTAAGTGTAAGCCCAATATTTCCTCTTTTTTCAAATTTATTTGCTGATACTCCTGCAGTAAACTCTCCTGCCCCATCAAATATATCTTTTTTATAACCTATACCGCCTGTTAGTGTTTCTTTAGGAGCATCGGGACTAACTGCCGCTGAATATGAAAAACCATCTTTAGAGCCTCTAAATCCAAATTCTTTATATTTATCTTGGGGTCTAAATCTACCATACAAACTGCCTACATCTCCTGCTGGTACATTTACAGAAAACTCAGAAGGCATAAAATTTCTGTTTCCCTCTACGATAGAACGCACATTCGGAGAGTATACATCTAGGTTAACTCCAGTTAAACTCTTTAGTGAATTTGATCCTTTTAAAAACAGTTTGTCAAATTCTTTTTGAGTAAGATTTACTCCATCTTTTTTAAGTTGTTTTTTTGCTGCTTTTGAACCTTCTGCTGCAGTAATTGCGGCAATACCAGCAGCGTATGTCCCTGCTAAAATTGCTTCTTTTTTTGTAACATCCATTTTTGCTGGATCTACTCCAATAGATGTAAGAATCTCGTCCCCTTTTTTATAATAATTTAAAAGATTACTTCCTAAAATTTTAAGCTGTTGTTTAGCTTCTTTTTTTGCTTGCCTACTTGCCATTATTTAAACTACCTCTCCGTTATCAATAATAACAGGTTTTTTTTGTGATGCTTTTGAAGGAAGAAGAACAACTCCATGCAATGCAGTTACGTTATGTTCTACAGTATCTCTACGCCCTACACCTACACGATTAAGTACAGATTCTGCAGCTTTAAGTCGAACATCAGAACGTGGAAGAGAACCATCATCATCCATTGCATTTACAAGATTGGTAGCTGCACGTACAGAATTAACAGCAAGGACTGATTGCGCCCTTTCAATTATTTCTTCTGAAAGAGTTCTCATTAGGTGGGTACGAGAACTCTCTGAATAACCTGCTTCCTGTAAAGCTGAAGATATATTGCCACCATTTGTAACAAGAGCATCTACAAATACTTTTTGCTTCTCATTAAGTTCCTTCTTCTTTTTAGGATTTGCAAGCAGGTTGTTTACCATACTATATGATGCCTTTTTCCTTGAGAAAGAAACCCAAGGCACCTCCAACTACACCAACCAAGACTATGGTTGAAGAGTTGAGAAGAACACCTACACCCACTACTGCTGCACCTGCAGCGGCATAAGATGAAGGCTCAGTCATTCGATCTTTAATCCAAGTAAATACTTGCATGAAATATACTCCTTTCTAAGTTTATTCTATACCTGTTGAGGTACAAACTCTTCCCTAACGTGGAGAGTTACAGTTACAGAGGTTCCTGCACTTGCTAAACCTCGTATCTTATCCCCACTTACTAAAAACAAGGGGCTGTCTACAATATGGATATAGTTATTTGCAGCTACAGAAAATTCTTCAAACATCGTAAAATAAGTGGTACTTGCTAGGTCATACCAATCCATAGAAACTGTTCTTGCACTTCCATTTTCATTTGCTATAAAGATACTAAGTATCTCGCTATGGTAGTTGGTAGGGACTGTGTACAGATCAGCGTTACTTGTTGTAAGCACTTTTCCCAATGTGCGTTGTTTGAAGGCCATTTTATTTATTTTTACCGAGCAATACTCTGCATAGTATGTATAAAAAAATACATATACCAAAAAGTATAAAACCAGTGTAATCTTCCATAGCTTAGTATTTAACTTTACGAATACCGCCACCACGAGCATAACCTTTATTCATCATGCCCATAGGTGAACCCATAGTGTTATTCATAGGGAAGTTCATTTTATCACTCATTGTCATACCTCCCATATTATACTTCTTAGCCTTTTCAGGGTCCATCTTTTCCTGTACGCTTTCTGGTAACTTGGAAAAACCTTTTAATTTAGGAGGTACTTTTCCTCCTTTCCGCATTTTTTTAGCAGTCTTGTCTGCGTCTTTAAAATTCTGTGCGCTTGGTGCGCCTTTTGCTCCCGGCTTACGCATTTTTTCTCCTGATCCTGCAGCTATACGTTTGCGTTTTTGTTGAATGTTATGATAAAGCCCTTTTTTCATCTCTAGTATCTTTCTTTACTTTGTGTATTTTGCTGTTTTCTTAGCTATTCTTTTTGGCTGCTTCACGAACTGCTTTCCTGCAGCAGTCCCTTTTCTCTTTGCTCTGGTGGTCGCTGCATATTCCTTTGAAGATAATGCCTTGATTGCTTTCTCTGGAAGATACCGTTCTCCTGTCTTGCTGCTTGGTTTGCCTGACTTGGTTCTCCATTTTTGTTTACTCCATTTAGAAAGTTTATTACTTGCTTTTTTCTTTCCTGAGTAAGTGCCACCAGCATCTTTATAGTATTTAACTGCTAGTTGCATAGCTCTTGCTGAGTGTTTACCACCCATCTTACGTTTTGCTCTGGCTTTAGCAGCAGCCCATTTCTTTGGGTCACGCTTTGTAGCTATTGCCATTATTTTTCTACTTTCTTCATTGCCTTCTTAGGCATTAGCACTTCCACCTTTTTCTTGCTTGTCTTAATCTGCTATTTGGGTCTTTTGCAGCCTTGGGAAACTTTTTCATTTGTCCTGCTGATCTAGCGCAATAAGACTTACGCCTTTTTGCAGCTTTACTTCCCTTCTTTACATCTCCAGTTACGGCTGTTTTTAACTTGGAACCGGGGTTTGCCCTTCTATAAGCTTTAACTCCTGCTTCTGTCATACCTGCGCCCTTTTCAGTAGGGCGATAATTCTTTTTATTACGTGGGGGCATGTTGTCTGGTTTACGTACACCACCCCCTTTTGCGTAGCTTTTCTTACTTATTGCTGCTACACGCTTAGACTGCTGCTTATGCATATTTGAAGCTTTGATAAGCTGTTTAGATATCTCTTGTAATTCTTCTTTCGCTGGCATGTAAATTACAACCTAGGTTTACGAGAACCAGCACCTTTTGAGTATACTTTACCACCTTTAGCATAACTCATTCTACGTATTTTACCGCCTCCTGCTTTTCTACGCATACGCCTTGCCCCTATTAAACTTTCTGTAGGGGTGTCTACCATTCTTGCTTCTTCAGGATTTGCCTTTTTCCAAGAACTATATTCTTCAACACTCATATTTTTAATTTTTTCTAAAATAGCTAGTTTTTTAGCAGTAGCTCTTTTTTCATCTTCATCATATTTACTCAAAGCAAAACTATCTCTACGTGATTCAATTGCGCTTCCCTGTTCTGGATCGCCATATATTGGGCGTTTACCCTCACGTTTTCTTAAAACGTCTTTCATACTCCCTTTTCTTTTTGCCATTTTTTTTCTCCTTATGTGGCCCCATACCCTGTGTATCTATCACATTTACAGAATGTACACTTACAATCCCTTATCTCTGACTCATATTCAAAAATTTCCTTATACTCACAAGAGCCACTTTCACAATGACAGTCGTGACCACAATCAGCACATTTACCTTTATCTACACTATTGTAATTATTTACGTAGAAAGCAGAAAATGGCCCTTGGGGAATCATATTTATCTCTTATATGTGGGAAATGTTATGTAAAATATAGTTTATAAGTTAGTAATCTCTTTTTCCTGTGGATTTTTATGTGTTATTTGGTCAGGTGTAGATACAACTATAAACTATATGTACCTATTATACATATATAAATAGGATTTGTCAAGTAAAAAATAAAAAAAAATTAAAAATAGTGCATTTTTTACTTGACAAATGCGATATTTTTGTGTATAATAAGAGTAACTCTGCCACAGGAATAAATATATACTCCACCAACCCCATAACAATACGCAAGAGATAATATATATAACCATACGCAAGAGATAATATGGCAAAAAAAATAAAAAAAATAAAAATTCGTAACCCCTTTTACAAAGAATTAGCTCAATTAGGGCATAAGGTATTGAAAAATAAGAAGAAATACAGTAGAAAGGGTAAAAATACAAAAAATATGTCGGGATTGCATACAAGTGTATACCCTCCCCCCCAGTGGCCCTATACCCCCTACTTGGGGTAGAAATCTTTTTTTTTATTTATGGGCGACAACCCTATTAATGGCCCTTAAAGGTACCGCCAGCAAGCAGCCTATTTATTCCGGTACTAAACCCCATAAAATAATAAGTCGGCTATCCTAGGGGCTTCTAAAGCCCTTTAACTTATATAAGGGTAGTGGCCGGTTTACTTTTTTTTGGAGGCAGTGGGAGGGCGGAGGCGGTACTTATCAGCCCTACCCCAAA